CCAAAATGTCATGGCAGCACCTCTAATAGTTGATGTTTAACTTGATTACCGAGACTATACATGCTATTAGGCTCTGCTTCAACCAATTCGGCTTCAGCTTCCTCAACAGTTTTTGCCTCGATGGCGTGGAAAGTCATGCACAGCGCATCAGTAACTGCATACACCGCACGTTTAGTGCCTGGTTTACTTGAAAACAAGTGAGGCCCAGTAACCTCTTGCACTCCATCGTCTGTGGTGATCGCCACCGTACCAGACACGATTAAATAGAAGTGTTCTTTTTTGTGAATCTTGCCTACGACCAATACGCCGGCTGGTCGCCACACTTCGCGGCAATACATCCCTGCGTGAAACGTATGCTTGGTTTCGGGCTCGTATTGAGGCATCTTAGAAATGACATTTTGTAAAGTTTGCACCTTACTGACCATTGTTGGCAAGCTATAGGTCACTTTCACGCTATATAGCTCCCCGAGCTGTTAAAGGTATGAATCGTGTAACCACCGCTAGAAGTGACCGTGCCACCCGTTGCGCGTTGCGAGCCAGGGTAAGAAATAATCACCACGCCCGAGCCGCCCGATGCGCCTGTTGCGCCAGTATCGCCAGTCACTCCACCACCGCCTCCGCCCGTATTAACGGTGCCCGCTACGCCGGTAGCACCGCCTCCACCTGATCCGCCAGTAGCACCTGATGCGCCGCCCCCGCCCCCTGCGCGATAGACGCTTGAGCCCGAAATCGTAGAGGCTAATCCATTACCACCGTTTGGATAAACACCAAAAGATTGGTTATTAGTGACGCCAACTTGAGATGCACCGCCTCCACCACCACCACCTGAAGCCGAGCCATCACCACCTGCATAGCCTTGACCGCTTGTTCCTGCGCCGCCAGCTCGGCCTAAACCACCACCGCCACCGGAGCCACCAGTACGACCTACTCCATCTGGCGCAGTAGCATAGCCCCCAGCACCGCCCCCGCCTGAAGCGGTTGCAACGCTAGAAATTGATGAGTTGCTGCCGGTAACGCCTGGGTTAGTTGAACCGGCACCACCACCGCCAACAGTAACAGTATAAGTTTTACCGACTTGAAATGTAGTGGTATTGGCTAAATAACCACCCGCGCCTCCACCACCACCGCCGTTAATTGGGCCACCACCAATGGAGTTGCCGCCGCCCCCACCTCCACCCGCAACAACTAAATAGCTTGCGAGGTAGTCCGAGTTTGTCCCAAAGCCAAAGGCTCCGGTTGCTGCTGCGCCAATTCTAGCTAAACGTGGCATCGTCAGTCCTAAACAAACTTGGTTTGTGAGGCAAAGACCGTAAACGTAGCACTTGCAGTCTTAACAATTGCGTAGGTGTACACGTCCACCGAACTAGCGTTACCAAAAGTTGGGGCAATGCTTTGCCATTTTGGCGTAACGGATACGCCGTCAATTGTTATGGCTGAGTTGTAGTACGCTGTAGCACCTTGAGTAGCCATAAAGGTTACCGATATAGTTTGGCCAATCGACATCAAACTATTAAGTGTTTGGCTGCTGCTGCCGCGAAAGTTCAACGTCCAGTTGGCACTTGCGTTAGTCGTGTAGTAAACAATAGATTGCGTTGAGATGTCGTAGTTAATCGTGCCGGTAGCTGCCGTGGCCGAAGTCGTTGACGTTTCTCTAATGTAATCAACCGTAATTCCGTCAAAAACAGAATTTGCAGAATTTAGCAATTGAAATTGAGTGCCGTCATATTCAATCAACATTAACGCGCCGGCAACAATATCGTTAGCCGCCAAAGCGATAGAGCCCAATTTAGTGATGGCTTTAACGCCTAGCGTATCAATATCAATTGTGACCGCAGCGGTGTTGTTGTTTTGTGCGATAAAGGTGTATTGCGCGCCTGTGGCGTAGCCTGAAAGCGTAGGCGTAGCTAAACCGGTCAACGCGTTAGTGCCGGCCACTGTGATCAAGTTATTGACGGTCGTAGTGTCGTTAATTGCAGGAATATCGTCATACGACCCAATTTGCACAAAAGTCGATGACTTTAGCAAAAATTTGTACAACACCCCGCCGTCTAACCAAACCTCATACGGTGTGCGTCCCGCCGCGTCCAACACAATTGGGTTGGTGTTGTTGGTTGTGCCGTCGCGGGTGGTGTAAGTCGTAGCCGGCGTGGACGTACCCGACAGGTAACTGTAGAGCAAGCCGCCCGACAAGGGCGCGCCGTTGGCGTCTAGGAATTGAGCGCCCGCACCGGCGAAGGCTGAAAGATTGATGGACATTAGACTATCCCTGTAATGATGCCGTTAACGACCGTCACGGTTTTAGAATCGGTTGTGGTGAAAGTACCCGACGCAGCACCCGTACCCGCGCCTAGTTGCTCATAAATTGCGTTAAAAAAGCGAAACCATTCGCGAGAAACTAGCCCCGTTTTAGGGTCAACAATAGGCACACGCGGTGCGGTAATTTGAGTGATGTTGTTTGTCATGCTGCGGTTACATCCACGTCAAGTTCAGCGGCCATAATGGCGATCTTAACCGGATCGGTGCCTGAAATCTCATACACTCGATCACGCAGTTTTAAAGTCATGCCAAGTCTGCGCCAAATGACGCGGGTGCCGTACTCGCCCACGCCGCCCATCGTCTTCCAATGCTCGTTTGACCAAGTGTGACCGCCATCATCAGACCAGCGCAGCATGACTTGAGGCTGCACAAAATTGTCCACGGCGTTAATAATCTCGACTTGGTCAACAATACCAAAATCGCCCGATATGATTAGCGGCGTCAGGTATACACGACCTGGCACTTCAACCACGCCTGGCAAACCTATGCCTGTTTCGGCATCAAGTTGCAATGAGTGTTGAGCGCTGCGTTTAAAATTATTGGTGCCCGTAGGCAATGCACGCCATGATCGTAACCATTTCTGGGTACGGGGCCCGTCAGAATAGACATCCAAATCAAAAGCATACAAGTTGCCGTTTTGAAAATCGCCCACAATAACTTCGTTATTAAAGAACATTTGGCAATTGCTGCGATGGCGACTAAAGCTGCCATTAGTAAAGCTTGCGCGCTCATGCCACGCTTGTGCGGCCACGTCGTACACCCAAGTCGCTTGCGCGGTGGGGAAAGTTAAAACGTAAAACGCGTGGCCGTCTTGTTGATAGGTGTAAGCAATAGCATCTGAGATGCTGCCGTATTGTTGAATCTGCCACTCGACTGCGTGGGTGCTAATTCGCACACCGGTGTAACCTTGTGACCTATAAACAATGCCTTGCCCGCGATTATCTGCGCCAAGCCAAAACAAACCGTTGTCTAGTTTGGCAACCGAAAATGTTGCAGCGCAACCAATCTCGTTAAACGCACCTTGAATACGGGCTAAGGGAAAACCCGCACCTACGCCCGCGTTGTACCAAACTTCAACCGAATTTGTACCAAATAGCCAAACTTCAGAATGATCCGTAATAGAAGATATTAAATTGTCTGGGCTACCCTCAGCGCTTGCAAAATCAAGCGGATCGATAGATAGTGGATCAAGCAAAGCGGAAGTCCACACGCGTTGACTGTTGGGCTCAATGAACACAAAGTAGCCGCCAAGGTACGAACAAGTTAACGCGCCAGGAAAGTCGGGGTCGGTAATCTGACCAAACGCGCCGGTTGTGGCGTTATAGACAAAACTTGGACCATTGCACGCCACCATTAAATGGTTGCCATCGTCGGTCATTGACACAGGGCCATCGTTTGCTACCGTACCTAAATATGAAAGGGTGTATTGAGTATCTATTCTGTAGAGCGAATTGCCCGATACGACGTATCCATAGCCGCCATATTGCCACAAACCCCGCACGGGGCCCGTACCTACGGAAGTTAGCAAACGCAGCCCTGGAGCCCTGTTTAAGAACGCTGGCTCTTGCCCACCTTCGGGGATTACTTCGGGAAACAAGTTGATCATACGGTTGGCCGCAGCGTTGACGCTGCGAGCCGTGTACGCGGAGCCGAGGATGGGCGACTTCATCAATAATTACCGGCAAAAATGTTGAAGCGTTGACGCGTTGCAACAATTGAGTAAGGCAAGGACATGATGTCGCCAGGGTTGTTGATGCGCTTCAGGTTACGCTTAGAGGCCATTGCAATGCGCGACACTTGGGGGCTAGGCTCAACACCAAACTCAGGTGCAAGCTCGCACGCCAAATTGTAGCGAAATGCGCGAAGATAGCCTGGTGGGAACGTCAAAGGCGTGGATAGCAACGCCGGTGTATCCAACGGGTCTACGCTAATGAAGTGCCATTCAAGCACTTTGGTCGGCACCGGATAAAGGTGCATATCGACGTTAGGGTAATTGGTGTTAATCCACATTACCTGTGGATAAGTACTTGTGACAGTTTTGACGGCAATACCGTCATACTGCTGCTGATTGATGAGCTTAATTCCAAACGAAATGCCCGACGATGGGTCGCGGAAATAAGTTGCGTCGTCCATCAAAATAGGTCGTTTGCCAACAAAGTCACCCGTGGGGCCAAGCGTCTGGCTAAGTAGCCCAGGCAACCATGAGAACACCTGATCAATAGTTGTAAAGATGGATAAACGCTCGGTTGACCATGAGTCAATCATTTGATTGAGCGCCACCAACGCATCGTTGGCAGTCGCCGCCGAGGGTTCTTCAGCTTCAGCCAGTTGACCGATTAAGCGTAATGCGCCGTTTATCTGATCGCCGGCTGTGGTTGTGGTCATACTTACTCCGTTTTACGACGACGTTTTAGCTCATTTACAGGCTCGGCCTCGGGCTCGGGCTCGCCTAAAGTATATCGTACCCAACCTTCTTTAACATCCGCTTCGGCTTCTAAATCTGAAATTGCAACTTTGCTGCCGTGCTTTGGGTGTTTTAGATAGATGTGCATTTAAAATCCTGTGGCGAGGGGTGAGGATCACCCACCCCTCTAAGCGTTAACCTGCGACGCGGTAGAAAACATACGTTGCATCAGCGGTCTTGCGAACGCGCCAATTAGCGGATGTTGCAGCAGAAACAGCAGCCGTACCAACAAGGGTACAACCAGTGTTAGCAGTAACAGTGGCAGCGTTAGTTGCGCCAATGTTAATGATGTAAAAGTCAAACGAGCTGTTGACTTTCATGCTTGGAAAAGCTGTGTCCATGTCTGCACCAAGAGGTACGGTCAAGGCAACGGCTGCGCCAGTGTAAGTAATAATCCCGTTTGCAAGTTCAGCGGCGGTCAGCGTTGCTACTGCTGTTTTAGCTACTGGAGCTTGTTGGGTGTTGAGTTGAACTTCGCCTAAATTGCCATCACCGATCTGATAGCCACCTGCGCCATTTGGAAGTGCCATGATAAATTTCCTTAAAAAAGATTAGAAGAAGGGCTTAAAGCCCTTCTCTGTTTAGCCCCACAAACGAACGGCTGTGACCGGACGAATGGCTGCATAACCATACAACACGTCAATACGGCAAGGCATACGGTCGTTGTTGATGTCGTACTGACGTACGATACGCAACGAAATACCGTTGTGGACTTGACGCGAAGCCATGTCAACACCCTGTGGCAACAACAAGTCAGCAGTCGCAAACGTGATCGCATCTTTGTGATAGATCAAGTTTTGTGGATATGCTGTAGCCGATCCACCCAAGAACGTCAACACGGCGCTAGAGGCTGGGAACGCACTGATAGTAGCCAAGGCGTTTGCCGGTGTGTACATTGGAGGTTGAACTGACAAAGTTGCAGTGGTTGTTGACGAAACAGTAACGTCAGCAGTCACAACAAACTGTTGCAGCGAACCAGTGGTTTGACGGGTTTGTGGGTTAACAGCGTAGACACCAGCGATGGTGAACACGTCGCCAATTTTGAACGTAGGCGAGCCGCTTGTGAAGCTGATGGCCAACGATGTAGAGCCTTCAGTTGCAACGGTTGTAGCTACGATAGGAGCAGTCGGTGTCACGCCGGTTGTGTGTTGCACAATCGATTGCGACATATTGACTTCGTCTAAGCCCAAAATGCCTTCGCCCATCATGCCGTTTTTAAACTGGCGGCTGATAGTGCCGGTTGGGTTAAACAGGCCTTTCATACCCTCGACTAGACCGGCGTTAGCAGCGGGGTTAACCGTTGCGTAGCGTTGATCCATTGGAGTGGCGAACTCGTTAAGCTTCTGGTTAGCTTGGAGCAAAACCAAAGAAGTTGCAGGAGTCGTGCCTGGTGTGCCCACCGAATTGTAGATGCTCTTGTACGCGTTAGCGACGTTTGCGTCTACGGTTGAAGCCAATTGGCTTACGCGAGGTTTAAGCACACGTTCTGCAAAGTCATCCAATTGCATGGTGAGTTCGGCAGAGGTGAAGTTAACACCAATGTGCTGTTGGCTTGACACGGTCAAGGTTGTGTATTGCTCGTTGTCGTCCTGAACTTGCAGGGCGGCACCGTCGGTCACCAGTGCGCGGTCGGGTAAGCGAATACGCAGAGTAGAGCCGATTTTAGCGCCTTCAACGGCGAACGAGTCGTCATACTGACGGTTTACATTGCGTGTGAGCACCAGATTGTTCTCGAGGATCTCGAGGGATTTACGGGTGATCATATCAATGGTTAGAATGCTATTTGCCATGATAATTCCTAAAATAAGTTAGCGGAGGCGCGCTTCCTGCTTCTTCATCTGTCGCAGTCTTTCGGCTTCAATCCACTCAGATGTAGACATAGTCTTAATCGAGCGTGGATCAGTCGTGTCGTAAGATGGCGAACCAGTCGTACGGGCTGTTACAGGTGAAATCGGCGATGGTGCGTTTGATGTCTTTTTAATCGGTGGGTTTGAGGTTAATTGTGCCTCAAGCTTTCCGATCTCTTTGGCTTGCAAGAAAGGCGAAAGTTTAGAGATCCGTTCAGCTTCCTTGGGGTTTGCTCCTAAGTGGTAAGCCACTTCGGGGCCAATGTCCGAGGCCTGAATGGTCTGGGCCATCACGGTGGTGATTGGTAGATTCGGGTTATAGGCGACTTGTTCAAAGTCGTCGTACTTGGCTCGAACCTCTTCCTCTTTATCGTGATACGCGTTCAGTATCTCTGTTTGCTGCTTGCGCTGTTCGCGCTCGGCTAGTTTTTGCTCTGCACGTTGTTCTGCCAATGCTTCGACATAATCTTCGTTTGAGGCAAACTGCTCGGGCGTAACTGGCACTTGCGGCGCGACAGGTTGAACTGCTCGCTCCCGTTCCCACTTTCGCTGCTCGCGTGCGAGCCGCTTGCCGATGGCTGCGTCTAATTCCTCTTGTGAGAAGGTCTTAGGTGCTGCTTCGGGTACTTCCGGCGCTTGTACTTCAACTACCGGTTCTGCCGTAACTTCCGGTGTTGGCGCGGGCACTTCCGCTTGGCTTACTTCGTCTGACATTTGTAACTCCGAGGAGTCCTGATGGATCGCACCAGTACGATTAGTATATTACTTAGAGTCTTAAGGCACAAGTACCCAAGACTCTGTAGCTTCATCCCAGACGTAATTTTTTCCGTCTGTTGGATAGGGAACAGGTGCTTCCCAATAATAGGTTTGTGGGTCTAGCACCCATGAGGGAAACGGTTGAGGCGCGTAGAACACGCCAACGACACCTTGAATGACAACGGTCGTGTCAAGCGTGTAGCCAATTCCGGCATAATTTGCGCGGAGTGCCACACCACCATCAGGTTGACCGTCTTGACCGTAGTGGACATTCCCATGCGTGTTGTATGAGGTTTGCCACCACATAGTCGGATCGCCAACTAAACCCGAATCAATAAAGGGTTGTTCAGCGCTAATGACATCATCAACAATGCCTTTGCCATTTGTAAGTGTGGGTACTCTTGCGAAATAACTCATGCTGTGTAACTCCCTGATGCCGTATAGGTCAATATTGTATTTGCACCGCTAGTGGTAACTGTAGGAGAACCTGTGGTTGTGCCGGTGTAATTTGCAGTTGGGACAGACAGAATAACTACGCCTGAACCGCCACTACCGCTAGTTACGGTGCCAATTCCGGCTCCGGCAGAACCACCACCGCTACCTGTATTAACAGTACCGTTTGTTCCGTTGTTTAATCTAGCACCACCTGCACCGCCGCCACCCGAACCGCCCGCAGAAGCCGTAGGCAATGTAGCCCCACCAGCCCCACCACCTCCAGCGTAGGTAACAGACGAACCGGTTATAGATGACGCCAACCCTGCGCCACCTGCACCGCCAGTCATTGCTACCGCAGCATTGCCAACGGCACCTGCGCCCCCGCCACCACCGCCACCTGAAGTTGCACCTGCACCACCGGCGTTACCTTGACCAGCGGGGGAAGCTGCACCGCCCGATGAACCTGACCCGCCGCCACCGCCTGAACCGCCGGTGCCCGCTACCGAATAACCCGCGCCGCCGCCGCCTGTTGCGGTTGCAATAGCACCAAGTGAAGAATTACTGCCGTTGTTTCCGTTTGAATTTGTTGAGCCTGTACCTGTAATTGAAGCGCCGCCAGCACCAATAGTAATGGTGTAGCTTGTACCCGTAGCTAACGCAGTAGTTGAAGTTAATAAACCGCCCGCACCGCCGCCGCCCGCAACACCGGCTGTTGTGGCTGAAGTTTCACCACCACCGCCACCGCCAGCAATTACTAAGTATGAAATTGGATAGCCAGGCACAAGCGAGCCCGACGAAGTAAACGTATGAATTGTGTTTCCACCGGATGTTGTGACTGTACCGCCCGCAAAAACAGCCGAACCGGCGTAAGAAATAATGACTACGCCTGAACCGCCCGCACCGCCTACACTTGGGTTTGTAGTGCTACCCCCACCACCACCGCCGGTATTTGCGGTGCCCGCAGTACCGCTAGTTGATGTAGAACCATTCCCACCACCGCCCGAGCCGCCATTTCCCGCAGTTCCACCGCTACCACCACCACCGCCACCGCCCGCGTATGTGACCGCTGATCCGCTAATGCTGCTTGATGTACCCGCCCCGCCATTACCTCCTGCGGTTGATATTGCATTTGCGCCTACAGCACTAGCCCCGCCACCACCGCCGCCAAATTGATTGGCACCGCTATAGTTTCCTGATCCACCCGCATTACCTTGCCCTGAAGTACCCGCACCACCCGCTTGATTTTGTGACCCGCCACCACCTGAACCACCCGCAACGCCGGTATATGGAGAAACAGTATACGAAGCCCCGCCCCCGCCCCCCGTTGAAGTAAAACCTAAAGCGGTAGAATTCGAACCATTTATTCCAGTAGCTTGTGTTGCGGGCGAAGCTGCTCCCGCGCCTACAGTAATTGTGTATGACGATGTTGGGGTTAAAACAAAAGTACCTGTTAACAATCCACCTGCACCCCCGCCTCCACTTACATACGACCCACCACTTGCCCCACCCGCCACAATAAGATACGTTGCGGTGACAGGTGCGGGGCCAAATATGGCTTGGAAAAGGGTGTGGTAAGCAAACATTAGTATGTGTACCCTTGTGAAGCTGTGCCGTACCAGTTTGTACCATCTGCAATAAACGCAAGGATGTCTAGCTTACCGAGCGTGGCTGTAATGGTCGGCGCGCCAATTGAACCCCACTTAACACTTGTAAAAGTGGCAGTTGTGGCAGTACCCGAGGCGGGTTGTTTGAGCAGCAAAGTAAACGACTTACCAGCGGTTGCCGTTGGCATGGTAAACGTACAAGCCGTGGCCGAAGTGAGCGTTGCCGTCAAAATCGTACCGGCGGTAATTGCCAAGGTGGCTGATGCACCGACCGTGCCGCTTGCGACAATGGTTTCGGTGTAAGCGGTTGGTGTAAAGCTAGTCGATGATGTGAGCGTAGTAAACGCACCGGTGCTAGGTGTTGTAGACCCAATGGCCGGAGGACTCACAAGGCTTAACGTGCCGCCTAGCGTCAAATTGCCCGATGATGTCACCGTACCGGTTAAAGTCAAACCGTTAACCGTACCTGTACCGCCGACAGAAGTAACCGTACCCGTTGTAGGTGTTGTCCATGTAGGCACAAAACCCGCACCGGCTGAAGTCAACACTTGGCCAGACGTGCCCGCTAAAGTTGCCAAGGTCAAGCCCGAGGCGACATCTAATGTTGTGACTTTGGCAGATGCAGCGGTTGACGCACCAAGACTTGTGCCGTTAATTGAGCCACCGGTAATGGTGACTGAAGACGCATCTTGAACGGCTATGGTGCCTAACCCAAGCGCAGTTCTAGCCGCAGCAACCGTTGTCGCGCCTGTGCCACCATTGGCAACAGCTAACGTGCCGCCAAGTGTTAATGTACCACTTGAAGTAATTGGCCCACCGGTTAATGTTAGACCAGTCGTACCGCCCGAGCCGTCAACCGACGTAACCGTACCCGTACCAGCTAGATATTGCCAAGTAGGGGCGGTTGTGCCGTTAGACGTTAATACCTGATTAGTAAGCCCGACAGTTGCGGGCACAAGCAAAGTGCCTGTTTTAGCCGGCACATCAATTGTGAAGCTATTAACAGCATCTTCAGACGATAGCGTAATCGTACCGCCTAACGTAGCAGCGTCAAAAATTAAGCGGCTCATGGTAACTCCTTTATGCGCTTAAAGCCGCAACTTTTTCTTGGAAAGCCTTAACTCGAGCATCCAAGGCAGTTTGACCTTGAATAAGCGTTTCAAGTTCAGCTTTAATTTTGTCTTCACGTTCCATAGCGTTAGTTTCACGCAACAACACAGCCTTTTCGCGGGCCGAGTAATCGGCATCTAGTTGGACAAACTTAGCAGCATTCTGCTCAATTTGCACATCTAGCGCCTTTTCACGCGCATCTTGCACGGCTTTCGCGGCCTTGGCTTTTGCGTTGGTGTCTTTGGCATCTGCCACAAGTTGTGCGGCCTCGGCTTTGGCGTTGTCCGTGGTTACCTTGGTTTGCTCAAGCAAACGGTTGGTTTCTTGAGCAGCAGAAATGGCACCTTGGCGTGTGGCTAATTCATCCCGCACTGCAATATATTGCTTTAAATCAGCAGGGAATTTCTTAGTCAAATACTCAATAGGATCAATTGCTTGCTGAGAATCGTTAGAGATGTCCATGATTCGTCCTTACGCGTAGTAACTAATGTTAAGTTTCGCGCTTGCAGATTGTTCGATAAATTTAATCATCGTTAAATCACCGTCATATTGCAGCGTAACGCCAGCAGCCAAGGGCATACCGACCGAGGCCGTGGGCGCCACGCCATCATCACGCCACCGAACCGCTTGGGTTTCGGGGGTAATCATGGCAATGGTTGGGCGTTGATTTAAGCCGTTTACATCGGTTGCGGGGACAGTTAGGCTTGCCGCTGAACTCAAAGATGTAATCTGTTGATACCCAAGACGTGTGGTAATAGCTTTAAGATTGACGGACATCTAAATTCTCCTTCGGTCAGTAAAAGACCTAATTTCAATAAATTTTACTTCATTACCTTCAATAGGTGGTGGTGATCCATCAAACGCAAACGCATTTACGCTAAATGCTGTAATACTAAAAGAGCTTGATGAAAAACCTTGCATTACCCTCTCCAAAGATCGCTTGCAATGCCGGTGCCTAACACTGTGGC